AATTTCTTAGTTTTAAGAGATTTAATAAAAGCACGTTTGATTTCTGCTTTAGTTGCATCATCCTTTACTTCAAACTCATCATCATTTGATAAATCATTTGATGATAATCCAAAATAAGTATGATAACCAGAGTTCTTAATAGAGAAGCACTTATCCTTTCTCCATCTTTTTTGTATTGTATCATACTCTTGACCATGTTGACAATACCTTCTCATAAATGATCCTGCATCTCTTGAACCCATTATCCTAATACCAATAAAATTACTATTTGGGAAATTATCCCTTAAGTTTTTAAGATATACATCTGTAGACTCATGATAGTTCCATGAAAGTTTATATGTTTTACCAGTCTTACGATCACGTAAAAATGTATGCTCTCCAGTTTCATTAGTTCCTAGATAGGGAGAATCTTCCCAGTTTCTTTGGACTTCACGATGATATCTTAATGGATATGCTTCACCATCAGTCAAAATAACACACTGAACTTTTTCAACTTTATTCTTATCTTTAAATTGTGGAATGATTTGATGGAGAGCAATTAATGATTCATTCAACGGAGTTCCAGATAAAGAAAGTGATTGTGGGCAATGATATCTAACACTATTACGGAAACTATAAGCAATACGAAAAATATTTTTCATTTGCTGATCTAATGTTTTTCCATTTACACTACTCGTAAACATATTCAATAAAGAGAACCATCTACATACTTCCAATGAACCTTCTTTTGGTTCATATGCATACTCTCTAGTATCATTAGAATATTGACCAGGATGATTATTACTAAAAGCATAAACATCAAAAGGTATATTAACTTTCTTACAAAACCAAAGTAAGTTATAAAGTTGCTTTAAAGTATCTATCATTACATCAGACATTGACCCCGACCAATCAAGAATAAAAATTAACCCATGATTTTTACCTTCAGGAATTATAGTTACTTTTTTGAAAAGGTCTTCATTATACTTGTAAGTGTGAAGTTTTGATGTATCTAAAACACCAGTCTTTGCAACAGTTGCACGAGCATATGCACTGGCAGATTTCTTACACTCAAACTCTTTTACAAGATAATTAACTTCTTTTTGTGCAGACTTCTTAAATTTCTCAAATTCCCTATCAACACCTTTAAGACCATGAACTGGTAGGTACCTATAATATTTTGCTGTCATTTCCTCCTGATTTATTTCATCATCATTTTCATATACTTTACCAGAATCACTTAGAAGATATTCATCCCAACATTGCTGACATTCATCATGAATATTCTTATTAGGAATAAGAACATCTTCTAATTTTAACTTAGGAATTTCAACATATACATTTTCTCTACCACCTTGACCAACCAAATCTTTTAAAGCATTTGCCAATGCATCAGCAGTTTTTACCTCTGGTTCAGAAGTATCACTTCCCCTAGTTCCTGCTGCTGTAGGTTTTTCAGGAGAACCAGTATTAGTGCTATCAGATTGTTGCTCATCAAATCCTTGCTCAGATGATTCTGGTTGATAGTCAAGGTCAACTTCTTCCTTTTCCTCAGTCTTCTCAGAATTATCTAATGATGTCCCACCACCTTGAGTGGGTTGCATTTCAATATTACCCTCTACTTCCTCTTGAGCATCTTCTTCTTGTTGCTGTTTACAATAATCATAAAGAACTTTAGAAACATCCAATACTTCTTCAAATGTTTCACACTTTTCAATTAAAGAGACAATCTTCTTCTCAGCATCTGAAAAAGATATATCAATGAAATTGCCAATCTTGAAATATAAATTAACCCTATCAGCAAGATTAAGAGTATCAACATCTTCATTATTTACCTCAAAGAAATCTTGATCATTAAGTTCATTATAACCTCTATAGAAAGTTTTTGAAATACCTGCATACTTTCTTCTCATCAACTTTTCAATTCTAGCATCCTCAACAATATTCACAAATTGCTGTGGTATCTTATGTGTTTCTGTCCAATCAACATCTGGTGTGAACAATGCATGTCCTACTTCATGTGAGACCAATGCATCGTACACGTTATTAGATGCCTTTTCCCATACTGGTAATGTCAGAACACGAGTATGAACATTAAATTGTGCTGTCTCTACTTGCTTATGCTCTACTACAAGGTCTTCTGTGGCAAGTAATTTTGCAAGTTGAGATTTAATTTCGTGATTAACTGGCATCTGTGTTTTTGCTTATGAACCTATTATACGACGAAACCCCACGATTAGTGGGGTTCAGTAGACGCTTTATCAACTGTCTGCGTCTTTCTCTTGCAGCACGTAGTGCCTGTGGTTTAAGTTTTCGTTTCGGTGGCTTACCCGAATTGTGTTGCCAGTTAGGTTTGTTCATCTGTAATTGTATGATGAGTCCTGAAAATCACAAAATCCACTTGGCATAAAATTCATAGCAAGTGAATGACGATCATGATTGGTCATATTCTCCTTAATATAATGCCTTATATTACCAGGAATCAATAGCATATGTCCCATTTTTGCTGAAAACCCAATATTTCCTGAAGAAATTAAACCAAAATCTGCTGTACAAAATGGAACATAGATTTGTGGATTTTCCTTTTCCAGAACAAGTTTGGAGCAATCATCTTGAAAATAAAAAATACCACTATAAAAAGAATTTACATGATAATGATTTTTACCACTAGTATTAGGTTTAACACGAGTAAACCAACTGGTGGACATTTTTAAAGGAACCTGATATTGATGATCCTTTAAAACATCATTTACAATATCATTAAACTTCTTAGTAAGTTTCTTATTTTTATTTAATGTAAAATTGCTATCATTTATATTACAATCCGAATCTCTCCAATTTGCTTTATCAAATTCAAGTAGTACATCATCAATTAATTCAGGACATTCTACATCATAAACTAATGTTGGAAATAATCGCATTAACTTCGATTTAATCATGCCACCATCCTACTAAATCCCTTTATCTTATCGAATTTTATTATATTGTCAAATTTATCATTAAGGTCAGTCTTATGAGATATAACAAAAATGTTAGCACCCTTTATTATATATCTGATAATCTTAAGAAATTCTTCTGTTCCAAACCCATCAAGAGAACTATCAAATACCTCATCCATGATAAGAAGATTGGTATTGACAGAGTTCTTTACCCTAGCAACTTCTCTCCATGTAAAGAGTAATGCTAAATCAATTCTCATCTTCTCTCCTTCACTAAATGAAGAATATGAAAAATCTTCGTGAATCGGTGACTTTACCGTTTCATTAAACTCTTCATCTAATGTGAAATTAATATAAAAATCCATCAACTGAAGGTAACGATTTACCTGTTGATTAATAAGTGGTAGATACTTCTTTATTATTTTTGTCTTAACTCCATCATCCCTCAACAAAGAATAGGCAAAATCGTAATGATTAATATCTTCCTTTTTCTCTGATAGGTCTTCGATTGTTTTTTGGAGGTTCTCTTTAAACTCTGCTAACTTCTCATGCTCAGTATTTCTGTTTTTAAATTGTTCGGTAATTTTTTGAACTTCTTCTTCAAGATCTCGGATTTGTCTTTGATTGAGACTGATTCGAGTATTGTTTTGAGAAATGCCATGGTTGAGTTGAGTAATCTCCTTAGATAATTTTGTAAATTGACGTTCTCTATCCTTTTCTTTTTGAATTGCCTCCTCTAGTTCTTTATAACCAGTTTGCAACTCCTTTGCTTTATCTTGAACGTCAGCAATTCTATTTACACGAAACTCTTCTTCTATATCCTGAGTGCAGGTGGGACATACCGTATTATCTGTGAAAAACTTATGTTCTTTGGTAATTGTTGATACTTTCTGAGTAATTTTACCTTTGAGATTATTAAGTTTCACTAACTTTTCACCAGCACCAGCAACATCTTCTTGTTCTTTAAGTAGGTCTGATATATCTGCTTCAACAAATCCATTTTTTTCCATATGAGTATCATTTTCAACACTCAATGTTTTAATCTTTTGCTTATTATTTTCAATATTATTATTACCCTGCTCTTCCAATTCCTTAATAAAATTCTTTTGCATAGACATCTTATCTTTAAGATTATCCTTCTTTAAATCTAAAGACTTAATTTTATCCTTTTGTGTTCTAATCTTTTCTTTAATCAAACTATTCATAGCTGAGAATATACGTATGTCCAGTAAATCCTCAATAACATCTCTACGATTAGAACCACTCAATTGCATAAAGGGTACAAAAGTGCTACTACCCAGGATTACAATTTGAGTAAAGGACTTATAATTTACTTTTAATATAGTATCTTCTAATATTTTTTGATTAGTTCTATCATCAGCTTGTTTATGAAGTGGATTACCATCGACTTCAATATCAAATATATTGGGTTTAATTCCTCTTCTTACAAGATACTCACGATTATTAACACTAAATTCTATTTCAACAATACAACCCTTTTCATTGACAGTATTAATCAACTGCCCCTTATTAATTTTACGAAATGGTTTATTAAATAAGGCAAAGGTAAGTGCATCTAACATGGTAGATTTACCAGCACCATTAGTACCTACTATCAAATTAGTATTATGCTCAAGAAAATTAATTTCAGACCAGTTGTTACCAGTACTTAAGAAATTTTTCCACTTTATATTTTTAAAAGTAATCATCTTTTAGGGGGAATCACAAAATCATCAGGAGTAATTACAGCATATTTGTAATTATGTTGTTTACAAGTTTTTATCGCAAGTTCATCATCAACCTCAATAACATCCATTTCTTTATCTTCTTGCTCTTCTAACATCATAGCATATCTTTCGGCATCATCTTCATCTTCAAATAAAAATAAAACTTGATTACCATAACTATCATCGACAGCATAGGCACCTTCACCTTTATTTGATTTGAGAGTAAGAAGATACATTATTCTACCTCACAGGCTTGTCTATAAAGATCCTGAAAAATGTTTTTAATAACATACTTATCAAATTCAAATTCAGACTCATCAATATATCGATTCAAAATTGATAATGTATTTTCATCTTCATCTATATCAAAATCTTCACTCTCCTGAATATCAAAATTCTCAATTATCTTTAAATCTTGTACACCAACTGAATAGAGTTTATCAAGAAATTTATCAAAATTACTCTGATCGGTTTTTTTACGAACAATAACCTTTACAATTTTATTAGCATACTGAGTGGTATTAAACAACTTATGATTAGTATCTTCATAGTATATGTTATAAAATAATTTATAAGGATTGTTAATTGGAGTATGTTCCAAAGTCTCTGTATCAAATAGATGAAACCCTCTAGGATCATTCACATCATTCCAAAACATCTCATATGGATTACCCAAATAATAAATCTGACCATCATCTGAACGAGTATGAAAATGACCTGAATAAACTTTCTCAAATTTATTGAAAGTCTTTACATCCATTCCATTTTCCATGAGATGACCACGAGTTGCCTTAAATCCATTTACTTCAAGATGACCCATGGCAACCTTTGCCTTAGTTTTCTTAATTAATTTCTCAGTTTCTTCAAAGTTCTCAGAATTAATCCAAGGTAAAAGAAGAATCTTTAATTTATCTAAAGAAATCTCAGTTGCTTTTGAGTACGTCTTAATATTTTCATAATCTTTTAATAAAAGTTCTGGAGAATTGACATTATTAGTATTCTTATAATAACAATCATGATTTCCGATAAGAGCATGAACATTATATTTTTTAAGAGGTTCAAATACTACTCTCTTCGACCACTCTAAACTTTGCAAATCTATTGCCTTACGACTATCAAATATATCACCCATATGAATCACTGTGTCTATCTGATGCTCTTCTAAAGACGGAAAGAAGACATCACGATAAAAGAGTTCAAAGTAATCATGAAGATGCTTAGAACCCTTCCTAGCCCCATAGTGGGTATCGGTAATAATAGCTAATCTCATCTATTATTATTACGGTATTGAATATTATCTTTAATTGTATTATACTCAGAACTATCTCCTGATAATGAATTGTCATCGACCTTCATAACCTCATCAAATCCAGTTCTTTCAATAATCTTTGTTTTAATATCTAACTGCTTCTTTTCTTTTTGAATACGTCTGAGAAACGCATAATGTATAACCTGCGTAAAGTATGCAAAAGGATTACGGGATTTCTCAGGATCAAAATTATGTAT